TTTTCCATTACCACATGAGTCAGAAATATTAATTCTAGTTTGATCATCATAACCAACACCAAAACTCTGCATATCAACACCAATTATATTACCAGCAGCGTTGATAACAAGATTACCTGCAGCGCCAGCACCCTGTGGACTTCCAAAGAAATTTAAATTGGGAGGACCACAAGGAAACTCATCAGTAATACAACCATCAAGTTGACTTTTTACATCAAGTAGTTCAGAGAAGTTTGCATCTTTTGCAAAATCAAATGCATCAAGTGCATCTAAACCCTGTGTTTTTGCTTTTGAAGCATATCCCTTTGCTCTATTCAAAATATTTGCTACATCACCTTTACCAAATTGTGGTCCTGAACCATAGATATGACTCCACTCACTGACAGGAGAATCATCTGGGAATTCATCACAATTCAGGAATGAAAGGAGGTTTGAAGTCATACCCATCACATCAGAGGCAATATCTAAACCCTCACCTGCTAAATCTACAGCACCTTCAATAAGACCTGTGATTCCTTCCATTGCGCTAGACAAAGACCCACTTATAGTTCCTAAAATATTACCAGCAAACTTCTCAACAAAACATGTAGGAACATTAACAACTTTATCAACTGCCTCTTTAATAAAGTTTCTTATCATACCAAGAAGACCACCAAATAACTTTCTAAAAAAGCAAGCCATTGTATCCATTATTGTTGATGCTGTTTCTGATACTTTTGCCTGCTCACTTGGTTTTGCTAAGGAGAAAACTTTCTTGAAAGCTTTATCCATATTTTTGAAGATATGCTCCTCAATCATTTCATAAATCCATTTTATAGCAGCTGCTATGGATGATGCTGCCTGATCAATTTTAGTATTGATCTCATTTTCTATGTTGTTTAATGTTTCAATTTGTTCAGACCCAATAGTTCTGATAGTTCTTTTAAGGTTTTCAATTTCTTGTATAGATTTTTGTAGAGCAAATTGAATGCCCTTTATAGGAAGTTCATTTGAACTAGCACTTGGAAGATATTTTGGTATTCTCTCTGAGGGGTCTGTTGCTTCTGCAACACTTTTTGCTCTTGTTAAATTCTTATGTCCTTCAACACCTGTGACATTAGACGAAGTAGTATCATTAGCAGAAGTGGTATTGGCAGTGCTACTAGAAGCACTGGAGTCTGTTGCACCACTTACATTTTGTGTGGTTTTTGTATCAAGACCATCTGTTTGTGTTTCTTTTAATTTACCACCACCAGGTTTCTTACCATCAAGACCATAGAAAGGTTTGAAACCAATGGTGGGAACAGCATCTATTACTTGTTGATAGTTATTATAACCAATCAAACCCATAATGACAGGTTGTTGTGCCTCTTCCCCATCAAGGAAGAAACCAAATACAAAGTTACCCTGTCTTATATTTGATGATGTGGAAGCCTCACCACCAGCACCACCAGTAACTGGATACATTATAGTGGCGAATGGCAATTCATCATCAGGTAAATCCTCTTTATTCGCAGTATGGTAACCCATAATACGAACTCTATATCTCTCTCCAAATCCCTCAATAGATGATGAGTCGTCTGTCTCACCACCTGTACCAAAATTCTTTTCCCAGGTCTCCTTAGGCGCAACTTGTCCTATCCACCAGATAAAACCATCTCTACCAATAAAATGTGATTTAAGAAAACCTTGATCTATCATTTATTCTTTACCCTATATGAGTCTCTCACTAATGTGAGACTTGAAAAAGTATCCTTTGGTGTGGTTCTATGACATACATGAGCCACCAAATACTCACCACTTGTTTCATTATTTATTGCACCTGTGGTATCTTCTGGACCAATTTGAGGGAAGACACATTTGACAATATCACCTGCCCTGATTGAAAAGTCACCAGCTATTTTAATTTCAGTCTGAATAGTAAATAACTGATTATATCTCATCACAGATTGGACAAGATTTTTTGTAGAGTTATCATTTAATTTTGTCTCATCACCATCTTTGTAATTTGGAATCTGTTCATCACCAGTCCCTGCTTGATTCCATCCCACATCTAACACTCTAGACATTAATCTAGATGGAGTGCTCAATAATTGTGGATTCAATAACTTTCCTGGAGTTGCCTCTGAATCACCTGCAGTGTTAATTTTTCCATCCTGTTGATTTTCACCAAATCCTTGAACAACATAAGTGAAACTTACTGGATCAAAGAAAATAGTCCTATTATTATAGACCCCTAGTGCAAGATTTTGTTGAACATCGATGTCTGCATTAATGTTATAAGATAGAATTTTTCCATCATATTCATCATCATCAGGTATTCCTACAGTATTGGTTTGAATAAAAGTTCTTTTCTTAGGTTGATCAAGAAGTGTATCAATTGATTTAAAGAAGTGCCCATCTCTAGTTTGAAAGAACATATATCCTGCAGCACCACCAAGTCCTGAACCTTGTCCAGATTTACTTGGAATTGCTTTAGATGCTAACCAGGTTAGGATATAAAAAGGTTTTCTATCATTACCATAAAAATTATAATTACCAGCAGTATCATCAACATCAATTGAACTGATACCCATTGCTTTGGTGATATCAGAGACATGTGTTGAGATTGGAGCATCTTTGTATCTCTTGACTACTCTAAACTGCTCATTAGCAAAATATTCTTTAGATGAGAAATCAATAAAGAATACTTCATTTTGAGTGCCTGGAACACTATTTCTAACTCTATTCACATAAAGTTCTAATTGTAATTCATTTCCTTCATTATCTTTAATAGTTATATCTGCTCTTTCACTACCTCTAATTGGTAGAGCATCAATAATACTGCCTTCACCTATCTTGCTACCTTCCTGCACACCAGAGTCTGTAACAACTGCCGTAGCAGTTATTGTATTTGATAAGACACTTTCAAAATATCTAAACTCAACAACACTTGGTGAGATGTCAATAGAAAAGTTTTTAGAATTTGAACTGATACTAAAATCTATAATATCACCAGGTTCAAAAGGTTTTGCTTTTTCTCTCATTATCCTACTTTATAAAGTAACCCTAAGAGTTGTTGTTTATAGTAACTATTTAACAAGTCTCTTGTAGAGGCACCCATCCTCATTGTAGTGCCACCACCTCTACTAGGCAATGACCCTCCACCTCTTCTGCCACCTTGACCCATCACAATAATATTTCTTTGAGCATCATCATATGAGGGGTATTGTTCTAAGTTTCTAGATGCAGCAGGTGCTGAAGACCCTGAAGCAGGTCTTATTGTAGATCCAGTAACCTGTGCAAATGTTGAAGGTGCTGATTGTGTTCCCATTGCAGAACCATCACCCAATTTGCCAATCATGAGATACTTAATAAATGGATTAGGATCTTCATCTTTATTATAACCACCAGTTCCCTTTGGACTCACTTCAAAATGTAGATGTTCACCAGTTCCTGAGCCTGTGTTTCCAATCTCACCAATAATTTCACCATTGTATGGTTGACCCTTCTGTACAGTTATCTGTGCAAGGTGTGCAAATAAGAAGTCTTTATCTCCACATGTAAGAATGACAGTCTTACCATAAGCACCAAATGTACCAGTATCTGATACTATACCCTTCAACTTAAATGAAACATACCATCCTTTCTGACCACTAGTGCCAATATCTATACCAGCATGATGTCTTCCCCATCTCTGTCCTCTTTCACTTGTCTTACCAACTGGTCCACTGCCAACACCAATGTCTGTAAGGTTTGATGTATCAACAACATCTTTCAATCCAGTTCCAGTGGTTGGAGTTGCTGCTGGTGCAGACTGTCCATCAGTTTCTTTTGGATCTTTAACCTCACCCACCAAAGGTGTTGTAGGTGTGCTGGTTTTTGTGGGCATAGTATCTATCATTTCCTGCTCTTCTTCAGTTAAATCATCTAAATTGGGTTCTTCACTTGTAAATTTTGGCATATTAAATTTATCAGGGAAGAAGGAAGATTTGAGGAGATTCCCCATCTTATCCATATTAAAAAATGCACCAAGATCAGGAAGACTTTCTATTTTAGCACCAAGTCCCTTTCCTTGAAGAGGACCAATTAATGGGAACATTAAACCAAGTGCTTCTTGAAGGAAAAATTTATTAGGAACTTTTATCTCTGGGAAATTATCAATTAATCTTTTTGTTCCACCACTTATAAATTCCCACCCCTGTTTACCTATATCAATTACTTTTTTAAAGTCTTCACTTATTCTTTTTTGAAATGCTTCAATACCACCACCTCTAATCAATGTATAGAGAAGAGAACCTCCATACTCACCAAGAAGACCACCAATCAATGTACCAAGAATTGGTATAGGAACTAATGTGCCAATAATCTCACCAACTGCTGTTCCTAATGCTTTGAAGATTGACTCTTCTACACCAACATCAGGGTCAAGTAAATTTACACCAAGTACAAGGAGTGGTCCAATAATTGGAATCTTGATTTTACTTAATGGACCCTTTAATCTTTTCAGAAATGGTGCTGCACCTGCTACTTCTTGTGCTCCCTTACTACCCAAGAGTTTTTTAAGGAATGGACTTACTTTGCCTTTTACTGCACCTGCTATCTCTCTTCCTTTAGTTGCACCTTTTGCTAATAACTCTCCCCCTTCAGTCAATAATTTTCTTCCTCCAGCAGCACCAGCTTTAAGAAGATCTTTTCCTCTTGTTAGCGCTGGTGCTATTGCTTTTTTAGCAGATCTTATTCCAAGTCTTGCGTCAAAAATCAATTCAGATGCTTTATTGCCTAATCTTGTATATGATATTTTACTAGCAAGACGTGCTGCTGGTGTTGCTAATGCTTTTTGAAATAATTTACCACCTACTGACCTAAGTTTTGTGAGAGGTGCTGTATTTCTTAAAAAGTTTGCTAAATCTCTAGCAGCTTTAGCACCACGTACCAAACCTCTCCCTGCTACAACTGCTAAATCTTTTATCCTTTTAATTGCTGCTGCACCAAAATCAAAAAGAGCATTACCAAGTCTTCGTAATCCTGCACCAATTAAAGAACCACCTTTCCTTAATATTGATGAGAATAATCTAAAAAATCCCTTAAAACCTGCCTTTATAATTTTAAGTGGCGCTTTAATGATACCTTTAACAAAGGTTTTAAGTCCACTACCTGCTAACCTGAATGCTTGCAGCATTGCTCTCAAAGAAGCAAATACCAAGTAAAGATTATCTCTTACAAAATTAAACGCACTAATTATTTTTTTAAAATTCTTTACAAGAAAAAGGAGAAGACCACCAAGTAATATATTGGTGATGAATTTCATAAAATCAAATGCCCCACCAACTCCAGAAACAACACCAGAAACAACACCTGCTGCTTTCTTACCACCCTCAAGAAGTTGTTCTCTTCTTGACCTTCTTAATTTTGCTGCTGCTTCTTTCTTGTTTTTTCTTTCTTCAACTTCTTTCTGATATTGTCCTTTGAGGGCATCATCAATAGAACCTGTTAACTTATTGATATTATCAAGTTGGATATTGATTTTTTGAAAACCAATTTTAGACCCCTTTGCACTTAAATTTGGATTCTTAACTTTCACAGATGATGATTTTCTTATAGCAGTGACACCACCACCATTCATTGCCTTTACTAGAGCACCACCTTTACTTGTTGTTGATTTTTCAGAACTTGTGCTTCTAGTTTTTTTATTACTTTTTTTATTTTTTAAAAATTTCTTTGCTTTGTTACTAGCAACACTTTTTGCTTTATTCATGAGCGCTTTTTTAGCGCCTGCCTTTACACCAGCACTCAATAAACCTTTAGCAAGAGGAAGTAGAAAAACAGCCATATTATCCTACCAAACTATAGATTGATTTAATAATAAGTGTCTCAGTATTCATTGAATCTTGTGATGAAAAAGAAGGAACTCCTTGATTTCCATTAGCATTACCAGCAAGTGATGTAGGTGTGGCACCTTTAGGCACTGTACCACCTCCCTGATTTGGACCCATAAAAATACTATTATCAACAATTCTAGGACCTGGTGCTTGTCTAGGTTGAGAAGATGTAATAGTAGCAGCAGGTGCAGATGTGCCAGCAGTTTCAGCAGTATCTCTATTACCAGTATGTGCTGCTAAAGTCATCTTGTCAAAATCAGATCTTGCAAGATTGTATTTTTGTGTCTCTTTTTTCAGATTCTCTGTAACTGTTACTCCACTAACCTTATCACCAACTGCACTATTAAGGATTTTTTGCCTTGCTGCTGCACCCATAGCAGTAAGTAAAGTAAAGTTTGTTTTACTAACTCCCTCTGCATTTGCACTAGAAAATATTCTTGTAGGCATCATACCTTCTGGTGTTGAAGTATCTCCAGTGGCACCTCCCATAAAGCTCTTAATCTTGGATCTCATCTGGTTGCCACCAGTTGATTTAACTTGTCTAGTAGAGAAAAACCCACCTGGATGTTTAATGGGTCCAGGGTTAAGCATATCTAAGTCCCACCTCTGAACACCACCAGGCAACTTTCCACTCTTAACAGCCATTCTTTCCCATTCACCATGGGTTAACACATTCTTATCTACATCAGCAGCAGTCTGACCATATGCTTTTAATAAACCAGCTGCTTCTTTAGCCATAGCAGTGGTCTGGGCATTAGTTAGTGGATTTTCTCTCCACCCTCTATTTTCATCATATGGTGATCTTGGTGGTCCATGACCCATGGCAGCTGCTGACAGAGCAACTGAGTTTGTATTATATCCACCAGTTCCATCACTATTATCAACACCATATGATGCTCTTCTCATTGGTTTCCCAGAACCACTAAAGACTTGATGATATGGTCCAACATTATCATTATGTCCATCTCCAGTCCAGTGTAAGAAAATTTTTGTTTTCTTTGCTTTTCCACCTGCTCTATCAGGAGAGTTGGCACCTGCTGTACCACCAACTAGACCACCACCAGAGAATCCTTGTATCCCTCTATTATCTCTTGGTTTATTTGTACCACCACCAGCAGCATTCATTGCTAATAGATTACTTGCACCATACTTATTCACAGCACCTCTACTCATCACAATCTCACCAGGTTGAGCAGCAATCAATTGTGTATCAGCACCTGCACCTGTAATATTAATACTATTATTTGTTATCTGACCACCACCAGAAAATGTTTGAACAGGTGGTGCTTTTTGATTTTCAGGTCTTACATTAAAAGGATCATACATTGGAATCTCAGGTATCTTAGGAATTTCCAATATTGGAGGTTGGTCTGATATATTTTCAAGAGGATCAGCACCAAAGAGACCTAGAACATCATTAATTCTATCTTCAATAAAATTCAAAGATGAATGAAATGGTTTAAGAACAAAATCATTAATTGGACTTAGTACAAATTTATTAAATCCATCTATAAAACCATTGATTCCTCCTATAATACCATTGAAGAATTCTAAAACATTATTAAAAACATCAATCAAAGGTTGTAAAAATTTCTTTGGATCTTTTAATACTTTTAATAAGAATAAAAGTGCTCCTCCAAGTAAGATATTTTTGAAGAAATCCATCAACATATCAAAAATTCCCTTTGCAGGTTTCACTGCCTTCTTAGCTAAATTCTTATCATCACCTGTAGATTTACCTTTACTCTCTAATAATTTTTCTCTATCTACTCTCTTGCTCTTTTGAGCTTGAGCATTTTCTATTCTATCTTCTTTCTGTTCAAGTTTTGCTTGCTTCTTAAGAGTATCTAAGATACTTTCCAGGTTCTCCTTAAGCCCAGAAAGTTTGAGTGATATATCATCAGTACCCTTCTTTACTTCATCATTACTAACACTTTCTTGTTGTGGTTCTGCACCACCAGGAAGTAAAAGTTGTGGTTTTGCTTTCTCTTTTTTTTCAGATTTTTGATTTGTGGCAGTGCCTATAAATTTCTGTTTTGATATTTTTTCAGCAGCTTTATTAGATTTTTCTGCAACTTTTTTTGCTGCTTTCTCTTGCTCTTTAAAAAATTTCTTTGCGTCAATCTTGGATTTTTCTTGACTCTCTGGTATTTTTATCTTCTTTATTCTAACAAATTCCTTTGTAAGAATTGCTATGTCACCACTATCCGCCTTGCTGCTACCTACTCTAGCAGCAGCAATCTTTTCTCTAATTAGTGTTTTATATGTACCAAAATCAATATCACTTCCATCACTAATGCCAAGATAATCGCGCAAAATACCCTGATTAACTTCCTTGTTTACGTTAGTTTGGGTAGTTGCCATTACTTTCTCTTTGCCTTTTCCTCTTCTTCTTTAAGGTGTTGCTCAAGTAAAATGGTATAAACTTCCCTCTCCCAAGGGATCAAATTTTCAATCTCAGTTAATGAATATTTATGGTACTGCATCAAGGAAAAATTAAGTTTATAGTATGACATCATATCCATGTGTGCCATACCTATGCGAAAAAACTTGACAGTCCCTCCAGAGTAACTTTACTCTTCTTCTTAGTCTTTGGATTTTTCACATCAATAGTATGAGAAAGTTTTGGCATGGTGCTAAAGAACTTTTCAATTTCTTTAAATTGTGTAGAGTTCAACTGCTCAAGAAAATCTTTCACTTCTTGAGGACTTACGTCACTTGTAGACCAAACCTCTTCATTATCATAAATTTTATCAATACAAGAACCAATCAATTCAAATGATTGATCCATGTCTGGGTTTTCAAATTCAAAATTATTTCTAATGAATTGTTCAAGAGAAGGATACTTCATATCCATGAAGTAGGTATCATCAAGTTTCACAGTTTTAGTATGCTCTTCATTTCTAATAACCTGAATCTCATCAAGATTAATAGAAACCTTGACCTCAGTCTCACCATCATCTGGGCATACAATATTAACCTCTACAACCTCACCAACAGACTTACCTCTAATATTAAGGAAAAGATATTCAATGTCAAAGGTTGGTAGTGTTTCAATCTTTACATCTTTTGAAAGAATACAATCAGAAATAACTGCTTTGATTGCTGTTGTAATCTGTTGTGAGTCTTCAGACTCTAGTGCAATGACTAAAAGTTTTTCTTCTTTAACTAGAAATGGTCTGTATTTAATTGTCTTTCCTGAAGAAGGCAAATCCAACTCAAATGTTGGTGTTACAATTTTTGGTAAAGGCATGATGTCCTATGATGAAGTCAGTGTGAATATTTAGGCATTGTTCTGAGATGGTAGACTGAATTGATCAAATTCATTAAATAAATTCTGATTTAGAAGAAATCCAGTATTAGATTGTATTTGAAAAGGTTCAACTGGTATTTTTACACTTGTATTGTTTGGTACTGTTGCTGATGATTTGTTTGAAGATGAAATAGTTGAAGAAGGAGTATATGGTTCAGTTACATATCTTACAAAAGTAAAGTTTACTGTCAATCTAAGAACTTCAGTGCCACCATAATTGAGTTGCATGGCATTCATGGAAATAGGAAATCCCTCTACCAATGTGTACTTAATACTTTGAGACACTGATGTATCTCTTTCAAATTTATATAACTCAATTAGATTTTTTTCTCTATATCCACCATCTCCATCAGGATAATTCATCCTAAATCCATTTCTAAAATTTTTATAATTCTCATTATTTCCTCTATCATTAATT